CCCGTTAACATCAGCAGTAAACGGATAGTTCACCTCAGTATTGAAATGCCACCCCTCTCCTTGCACCTCACGATTGACCGAATCAAGTACGGTTTCAGCAAGAGCAATTTCAGGATTTGCAATATCGAGAGACACCACGGGTGCCTGCCCAATACCAGAAAGCATCTGGTTGATTGCTTGTAGTTTGGTAGTCATTGATTGAGCAGGTAAAAAAGGGGAGGGGACCCCCGAAGAAGTCCCCAAAGAAATCAGGCCACGTTACGGAAGGCACCGGCGCAGGAAACGCGCACAGGGCCAGCACCGTATGCGAGGCGACCGACGATAACATCGCCTTGATAGATCACCTTCGTATCGGCACCGGTGGTCTGAACGGAGGGACCGATGGCCTCCACAACACCAGCAGCATCACGGTGGAAGATCAGGCCGCAGCTGTGGGTGAAGTCGGTAGCGATACCGTAGTTGTTGTTCTCACCGGTCACAGCAGCCGCATCGATGGCGGTACCAGCAGCAGAGCCGTACTTACCAAGGAAGGGGATGTTGTTGGACTTGTAGATCTTGATACCGGCGATCTCGTAGAGACCTTCACCGCTGTTCAGGTTGCCCTGGGTGTTGCCGTATTCACGGTTCAGGATGTTGGTATCCACCTGGCTGATCAGGGCGTAGTACTGACGAGGAGCCAGCACGGCCACACGACCATCCTTAGGAGCAGCGATTTCATCGAGACGGGCGGCAGCTTCAAAGAAGCCGTCAACCAGGGCCTGAGCATCGTATTCTTTGTTGGCGCCCAGGTTCACACGGAAACCACCAGGCTCGCCGGTCACAGCAGCGGACAGGCCAGAGGCACGGTCCAGAACGCGGAACACGCGACGGTCATAGAATTCAGCCAGGCTCTGGCCGATCTGACGGGCGATGGGACCGCGAATGTCGTACTGGGCCAGGGTCTCGTTCAGGTCATAAACGAACGCGCTGGCAACCAGCAGGTCATCCATTGCGATGGTGGTTTCGGCCACAGGAGGGTTGCCGCTACCAAGGATAGCAGTACCGGGGGTGTGGAAACCAGCTTGGATGCGGCCGGTGTGAATGAACTGGGCTTCTTTGCCGTTGCGCAGGGTACGGTTCTGAACCAGGCCTTTTGCAATCGTCGAGTTACGGAAGGCTTCATACACCTCCCCAGTAAACAATTTAAGGAACAGGGCCTTAGTATCGCCAGCCTTGTTAGACTGACCGAGTTGAGTAAGAGTTGCAGTCACTTGATTAAAAGGAAAAAAGGGTTTACTTGATTCCTAAGTACTTAGAGTTTTGTCCGGATTAAAGTATTCAGTTTTTGGGCAATACGTCCTTTGTATTGGGTATCCACCTCAGTGGGCCAATACTCCAGTCATGACTAGGTTTTTAACGAGGTTTGCCATCCTCAATTGGCAGGGGGACATTGCAGTCCCCACGATCAGTTAGAGCAGATCGCCGCTTGCAGCCAGCTTTGTTTCGATGTCCATGCGATAGGCGGGGTCGTTCCGATAGCGAGGATCAGAGATGGCCCGTGCCAATTCGGCTTGTGAACGGAAACCTTTTACGTTATTACGTACGGCCTTGCCGGACACCTGCTGCCCTTCAAACCCAACAGCATCTTTGTACCGTTGGTTGAGGGCTTGAACAGCAAAGAAGATAGCATCCTTGTTACCACTGTTCACGACATTATCGTAGGCAGCAACCTCAGCAGGAGAAAGGTTCTCAGAGGCCCAGGCCAGGGTTTGACCATAGACCTCTTCACCGCCAACCGACTTAACAATGTCCTGCGCATCAGCATCAGAGAGGGCCTTAGGAGCCACAGGAGGGGCGTTCTTTTGGAGTTCCAGGTAAGCCTCTACCAGCTTTTCAGAGGGCAGTTCCTTGAGCTTTTGGAGGGTCTCAGGGCTGAGCTGGTTGTCGTTGGAGTAGTACTCTTCCGACGCCTTCAGAATAACCTGAACTTCTTCAGACTCAGCAACCTCTTCCTCCTCTTCACCTCCTTCTGGGGTATCCTCACCCTCTTCCTGAGTAGTCTCTTCCTTTTGACCTAGCTTCTTCTCCAGCTCTTTGTATGCCTTTTCAAGATCTTCAGCAGACTTGAATTTACCAGCATACCGCAGCTCCGACTCAGCATCCTCTCGGGCCTGATCGTACTTGCGCTGCTCACGAGCATCCTCTTCGTTTTGAAGCTTTTCTCCAAGTTCAAGGAGTCGTGCTTCGTTGGTTTGACGAGTCTCAGTAAGGTCAAGGTCGTCAGTGGAATCAAACGTAATTTCAGGCATGATGGTTTGGTTGTGGATCAGTTGTATTCACCGCGAACGGTGCCAAAGGTGGGTTTGCTAATCTTAGGTCCATGACTTCCAACCTTAGGCTTGGAGGTGTTAGCACGAACCTTAGGTTTACCCGCATACTTGTTACGAGTAGTCAGCTCAATGGAATCAGGAAGTTCAAAGTCCTCAGGATTTAGTTCCTGAAATTCTTCTTCAAGTTCCGGCTGCGGGGACGGTTGGGAGGGAGACGTTTCCTTCTTGGAAGTTTGCGGCGACATTACGAATAGAATCTAGTGCTTCTGGGTTTTTGGATGGATCCAACATAGGAGCCTTGGCAAGATCGCCAGCCTGGTTCATCAGCGACGCCTGCATTGCTTGCGATTGTTGTGATTGAACATCAGCTGCCTGCTCATCAGGTGTCTTGATCAGCTTAAGTGGATCAATACCTTGACTTGCTGCAAGGCGCTTGATTGCTTCATCAGGATGAATATACTTCATCACCATTTCTGGACCAAGACTTTGAGCCACGGTAGACAGGAACATCATCAGAGATTCCCGATCTTGACCACGACCAATGCCATCAAGGCCAGCAATTACGGTTGGGAATACTACACCTTTAGGAAGCTTTGGCAGATCTCCAGAACGTTGGAGCAAAAAGAGCTTACGTTGAAGGTAGGGACGCAGCAATTCGGAGGTAAGATTACCGTAGATTCCACCCAACTGTTCATTGAGTTCTTGTTGGGTAGCGCGGATTTCTTCAGCGGTTGTTCTTTCGCTCTGACGAACAGAAAGAATAAGAAAAGCCTCCGACAACCGTTGCGTCAAGGAGGTGATCATCTGGAATGCCGAAGCGAAATCTGCCTGCTTTTGAACCTGAACAGCAGTTACATCTTCAGCACGTCCTTGAATGATTGCACCATTTCCTGCCTTCGCCAATACAGAAGGCTTAATGGTAGCAGAAGGAGATACCAGAAAGACCACCTTAGCAGCAGCAGCGGAACCTTCCACCATTGCTTGCATAAGTCCTTCAAGAGACTTAAGATCTCCAAGATATTCTTCAATTCGGCCACGTCCGTAATCTTCACCATCAACAACATTAAAGCGTAATGGAAGCCAAGGAGTTGTTGTCTTTGGAGCCTTACCCATCGAATCGGGAATGATCATATCATCGGCTTCTTGACGCCAACGCCATTGACCATCCTGTAGCTTAGCCCACGTATAAACAGCAACCTCATCCTCACCAACGGTTACATCAACAGAAGGTGTGGAAGTATTGTCGTCTACGCGATTAACGTTCTGACTGGACTTTTGAAACTCCTTTGGAAGGAATTGACGATTGATAGATTCAACCGTAACAATCTCAGTGGGCTGACCTTCTCCATCTCGTACGACCACATAACGGTCGAGAGGATAAATCTTTACCCCTTTTGAACCCATGTATACCAGGACATTCCCGGTTACAATCAAGTGCTTCATCGCCTGGTGGAGGATCACACGATCCTGTGATTCAGCGATGTTTTGCATGACTACCCGCTCCATTTTGGAGAGGCTCAAGTCGATCTCAGATCTGATCTTAGCGTCAAGATTTGGGTCCGAAGCCAATTTGCCATCATTGATCTGAAGCTTAAAGAATGTTGTGTTCACAGGGAACAGACTCAACATAAGCTTCGAGGCCATCACATTAACACCCTTGGCGCCCATCGACTGCCATGGGGTGGTAAGTTTCTGACCGTTGACAACTCCTGTTCTAGTCAGGAGATAGGGCAGGCTCAGCTCGGCACAATCCCTGCCAGTATCAAGGAAGATCGTCCGATCACTGGCTAGCCTTGCGTAGCGAGACGCGGCGGACTGATTTTCCATGATCAACCAATATTAAGTTTAACAGAACTGCCAGCCGTAGCAGATGGGGTTCCAGCTCCACCACCAGTAGAAATACCAGCAGTAGGAATACGAAGGGCAGCAGCACCCATGGCAGCCTGACGTTGAGCAGAGCGCTTGCTACGCTTTGAAGTTACACGAGCAGCCTGTTCATTGATGCCTACAGGAACCGGAGGAGGAACGGGCTTGTTCTGTTCCATTTGGGTACGAAGCATCTGAGCTTCCTGCTCAAACATTTGCTGTTGCTGAGCAGCCTGTGCTGCGAATTCACGCTTGGCCTGTTCTTGAGCGTGATGTTGTTTGCGGCCTGCATTGCCTGCACACATGATTAAATTTCCTTTTTTAATTTAAGGTAACGAATAATGGAGATTGCTCCAGCACGAAAGGCTAGATCTCTATCGGTGATGTTGTGGTCAGGATATGTGTCAGGATACATGGAATCCAGTTCCTGAATAAGGCGATCTAGGTCAACATTACCCCCAACCACGCGGGTCAGGGGCAACGTTTCTTCTTCAAGAAAGGGACTAGCCATATTGCGGAAGGTCGGTGTTCGCTGCCTCGAAGAACGCTGGCATTCGAGCACGTTGGGTGTCGGCAAGGCCAGGGGCTTTACCGCGCTCATAAAGGGAATCAGATTGGCTCAGCCAGAAATCTTTATCAAGGTACTTGTTTGAACTGGCAGACAGTCCATCTACTACCCATCCCACAGTCGCTCTACGTAGGCGATTGAGGCTTGGTGTGGACTTGAGGCCCAGCTCTGAACAGACCATCGAGTGGATCGCGACATGGGTTTGTTCGTCCCTTGACACATCGGCTGCCGTGGTTCTAATTCCGATGTCTCCGTTGAATCGGTAGAAGGGAAGGAGGACGAAGAAGACACTGCGTTCAAGAATAGCGGCCTTTAGAATTGGATGCTCTGGTGCTTCCATCCACGCCTTGAGAATGTGACGACCTTCGGTTTCAGCTTTACTGTCTGAACCATGGGCCGCAACTACATATTCAAAGGCTTGGTCGTGACGTTCTTCATCAAGGATGTTCGATTGAAGAGCTTCAATAACACCAGCAGTTTTGGGTAGCTCCTTTTCCAGGCCTTGCTTAAGGAACTCAGCAACCGGAAGTTCAAGGTGACGGAGAGCCAGGGCTCGGTAGATTGATTCCTCAGAACCATCCACGAGGTTGCCCTTTTGAACTGCTACCGGAGTCCACTTGCGCTTGCGGCTAATTACCTGATCATATGGACTGAGAGTTGTGTTCATTATTCTCCGCAAGGAATGCAGGGTTCGTTGTTTTCTGGTTTAGGAATGGGACAGCCACAGTCAGGATCGATGTCTTGATCGAACCCAAAGAGATCACGGAAGTCTTCATCAAGAGCAGCAAGGGCATCATCCTTGGCTTGCGTATCAGGCATCACCTGAAGGGCATAGTAAAGACTCGTTTGTGGCGAGTTAAGCCACTCATACAGGAACATGTCGTCATAGGTGACCACATCACTCCAGCTGTTGTATGAATAGCCGTGGAAGAGCATGGTGCTTTGGAACAGGCGAACAACACCATCCACCACACGATTGTAATCTTCCCAACCTACTTCAGCAGCGATCTCGATGTCGGGCGGGTAGTCATAAGACTGGACTCCAAATGTCCCACTATCACGATCGACATGACGAGAGATAGGAGGGGCCAGCTCGGGGGCAGTAGTAAACCCACGAAGATCGACGTTGCTGTAAGAACAGGAAGCCGTAGGCGCGATTGCAAAGGCACGGGACATGTTTGCAGCTCGTGCGATTTGTGCTGCGATTTCAATCGACTTAGCAAGTTCAGAGACCAGGAGATAGGCAGGGGTATGTTGTGGAGTGTGATTGAAGTATTGATCCAGGGCAAGACCAAACTCTTTGTAGGTCACTTTGTTCTGGCACAGGAAGTTAGCAAGACCGAGAACACCAAGACCAACCTGACGATCAATTTCAGGGGCAAGGTACTCACCGGTATCACCAACACCAGTCTTAGAGTGAAGTTCGATCAGGCTGCTCATGCCTTCTACGAAAGCAGGGGTAAGATCTTCAAGCTTACAAGCACCCAGATTAACATGCTGGAGTAGACAAGTGCCCCGGCTAGGCAGATAAACTTCAAGGCAGACATTTCCATAGATGCGGTTGCCATTTGAATCGTGGCGGATCTTATTGAGCCAGAGGTCACCCTTCTTGATGCCGTCAAGGGTTGCTTCAATCAACTCATCAGAAGCATACTTAAGGAAGTTCTGGTCTACATTGAGACACCGCTTGACCCAGGAAAGATCTGAACGGGAAGCAGTAATGAATTCAATAGCATCAGGGTGCGTATAATCGAGGTGACACACTACAGCCCCATTTTTATAAACGCCCCCACGCCTTAGGGTTTCATTAAGGGCAGAGTAGATTCGGGCAAAGGAGACGGGGCCAGATGCTGTAAGTCCTTTTCCGTTTTCATTCCCACGAGGACGGAGCTTACTAAGGTGAACAGCAACGCCAGCTCCATTACGAAGAGCGTGGGAGACGAAACGCCAGGAAGCTTCAATTCCCTCAGGCCCTTCCATAGTGTCTTCCACAACGAAGACCGTACAGCTGACTGGGAGGCGGGACTCTGGGTTATCGATCCAGTTTTGGACACGGCCGGTGCGAGCAATGAGGTTAGGGGTGGAAGACATTGGTGTCAGATGAGATCGTCGAGAATAGGAGGTTGGTAGTTTGGGCCCTTGAGTACTTTACCATCTGCTCGGCGGAGGGGCTTTCCATCGACCAGCTTTGACATATTGCTTTCAAACACGCGCCGCATGGCCACGTCTAGGTTCCAGCCACGAGCAGCAGCATACTGGTAGCAGACGAACACAAGGTCAGCTAGTTCCTTTAACTGTTCTTCCTTTGTAACACCATCCAGTTCTGTTTCAAAGGCGTCCCTTAGCTCGTGGTACTCCTCCGCAATCAACTTAAATTGAAGTTCGTAAACGGTTTCGTCAGGGGTGTTGAGTGGTTGATCCATCGCCTGTCGGAAGGTGATGGCCTGTTGGAGCAGCGAAGCGTTGTGCATTAGTTGCGAGACTCAGAGATGGCTTTGATCTTGCGATCTACGTAGGCCTTTACCTTTAGCCAGTCATCCATTTCGGACTCGTAGCTTTTGTGACCTGCGCGGCAAATGTACTTGATGCAATTACCAGAAAGATAATCAAGACCTTGGTCAACTATAAAATCCCAAACTTCGTAAGATCCTCTTTTGTAATGAGAAGGAGAATACTTAGTTGATTCTTCTGGTGGCATAGTGATTGGATTCGTGCGTGTGGATTTGATGGCAATTTGCACAAAGAACTTGACATTTAGAAATTTCTTCGTGAAGAGACTTCCAAGACATAGACATAAGTTGACTACCTATGCTATATTTTTTGGTCAATGGATCAATGTGATCAAATTCTAATGCAACTGGATGCTCACGATAACCACATCTTTGGCAACCTGTTTCCATTTTATATTCATCTACAAATGTTCTCCTGGCTTCGTACCGCTGTTTAGCGTATTCAGCTTCACAAGATTTGCAGTAAGAATTTATTCTTCCAGAGAGCGCAGTTGTGCAATCATTTGTCTTGCATCTCGGACATCTCCTTGAAGAATTCTTTGTAGGCTGGGTTATTCCGGATTTGCCAAAGACAATACTCGTTCCAGAGTTTTCCAACTGGTCCTCTTGCTCTGTCGAGTCGAAGTCTGATTCCAAGAACTGTTTGATTGTATCGTAGTGCAATCCAGACGGGAATTCCTCTGAGGATGAGGTCAACGGCATGGAAAACGTTCCGATCAAGGACATAAATAATTGTCAGTACAAGGCCGATGTCTAATCCAATGAGGGCTGCGGTGGGGTCCATAGAATGGGTTCCTTGGTGGTGGAGTTGTACTCACCAGGCCGGAGGATCCGAGCAAGACGAGCATTCTTGAGGGCTTCATCGTATGTGAGGCCAGCCTTTTCATAAGAAGCCACGATGGCATCCCATGGATCCTCAGCCTTGTCAAGGATCTTCTCAGCACCCTTCGCTCCAATACCAGGAACGCCCTTGTAGCCGTCTACGGGGTCTCCTGTGAGGCATTGCGTCCAGAACCAGTAGTCGGCCTCCTCAGGGGTCACGTTGACCTCATCTGTGCCGTTGAACAGGCGGCAGGCGATCTGCTTCATATCCTTGTCTGGACTGACCAGCACAAAGTTACTTGGATCAAGATGACACTCCAATCCAAGAGCATCATCAGCCTCCAGGTTTGGATAGCGAACTACCTTGTAATTCTGAGCACACCACTCTAGGAGTCGCTTGTACCCCACAGGCTTGCGTTTAGTGCGTTTTCCCTTGTAGTCGGGAGATACAACCTTACGGAAGTTCTTGCTGTCGGAGAAGTACAGAGTGATGTAGTTGGTGTCGAAGCGTTTTTTGAGGAGATTGATTTCCCCTTCAAAGATTTCCAGAACTTGCTTGAAGTTACTAGCGATTGTAATGAGGTCATCACCCCAGTCAAGTTCAGTTTCAGCAGATTGACAGGCACGGTAGGCATAGAAATCAGCATCGATGCGGAGGTGGGTATCAGTGACAGTCTGCCCAGGATGATCCTTCCTTTGCTTCTGAGGCCAGGGGGACCCTGAGTTTGTAGTACTCGCCTGCTTGGACGATCGACCATTCGAGTTGGAATTTGGCGTCATTGACTAGGTGCGGTTGAACAGCGAGTTGTATTTCGTCATGGATCCAGCCGAGCCATTGGTAATCAACGCCCCAAGCCCATCCAAGTTGTTGTGTTTGTTGGAAGGCAATAGCATTCCATCGCTTACAAACAATTGCTCCAGCGGATTGGAGAAGGTAGTTAAGGGCTGCGTGTCTCTTACCCTGAAGACGGATAGGACGACCATCAAGACCCTTCAGAACATCGGAATCTGCTCGTTTGTTGACGGCTGTGAGAAGCTGATCAAGACCAGGAATAGCCTCAAGAAACTTCTTGCGGATGTCCTTACCAAGAGCAGCAGCTTTCTTGTCATCAAGAGACTTGTCAAGTGATGTGCCTATCTTCTTATCGGATGCCCCATAAATGAAGGCATAAGTTAGCGTCTTAACATCTTTTCTTGAGCATCCAACCCGATCAGCATTTTGCTGATGAATGTCTCCATTAACGACAACATCCGCGAAAGCACAATTGTCATAGAAAGCAAGGTAGTGGCCAAGCATACGAAGCTCGAGTCCAGAAGCATCCGCACCAACCTGACGCATCCCAGCACCAGGACCAAACAAAGCACGGCAACGAGGATCAGAAGAAGTTTGACCCAAGTTAGGACGACTGTGCGCATTCCTACCCGTGTTGGTGGCAAGCTGACACGTGTGATGGATACGACCATCTTTAGTAACTGTTTTAAGCCAAGCGTTGGCTCCGTCACTAAGTTGTCCCAAAGCCTTTTGAAGTTCAAGGATTCGTCCGAATGTGGTGGCTTCTTCGGTGTTGATGCCTTTGAGGATGCCTTCATCAATCTTTGGTCGTCCAGTGTCAGTAAAGGTTTCTGGTTTCCACCCCCTCCAGGTCATGAAGGCCCAGCCGATGTGATCTCTGCTGGTTGGGTTGAACTCCTTTAGCTTTGTAAAGGGTGCGTCTTTGATGTACCCACGTGTTGCGTTAGGACGCTTAGGTGTCATCTGCCCACCATCTACATAAGCAAAGGTGGCCCGCATCTTATCAGCAAGCTCGTCCATTTCTGTTCTGAGAACGGACTCCAACTGCTGTGCCTTTTTAACATCAAATGGCCAACCAGCTGTTTCTTGAAGAGCCATGATCGCAGCTACGTCATGTTCAAGGCGAATGGAATCATCGAACTTGTTCAGCTTAGAGGAGAACAACTCAAATAATTTCACGCTGACATGAACGTCCTGCTCACAATAGTCCTCCATTTCTTGGGACCATTCGGACCAGTCGGTAGTCTTGCCAAACTCTCCTTTGTATTCCCCAAGGCGATAGCCCCAGGACTCCAAAGAATGACGCCCATAAAGCTTGCCTGGCATTCCAATAGGCTTCAGCCGATAGTCCCTGCTTAGAATGTCTGGAAAGAACATCCTACTCATGATTAACGTATCGAACGTCTCTGCCTTTGTTTGAAAGAACGGGTAAACTTCTTTGATAGCAGGAATGTCGAAGCCCACAATATTGTGGCCAACAAGAACATCTGCTGAGGCGAGGAGGTTGACACCGTTAGTGATTGAGTCAGCTGAACCTGTATCGTTGAATCGATAGATGTCGCCATTGTCCAAGTCTTTGACCACCAGACAATGAAGATGGGTCATGCCTTGACGAGGAAGGCCGTTGGTTTCAATGTCAAAGAGAAGTCTTAAGACCATGCGCCTGGCTCCTCACGGTCGAGGGTTGCTTGCGTAATAGCATCTGGACGGCCGCACTCTTCGCAGAAGTAACCGCTTGGGTCCATATCTGAGAAGAAAAAGGCGTCAGAACCGCAGGCACATACAACATGTTGATGCTCAGAAGTCGGTGTAGTCATCAGGTGTGGAAGCGGTTGATTTGTCATTGAAAGCAGCAGTGAGATCCTCCTTCATTCGTCCTGTTGCAGAATCAAACGCAATGGTACCAGCAGGGCCGGTCTGTCCATTGAATCGGTTCTTCAACACTCGGATGTTGGAATAGTTCTGACCAGAGGAAAGGTTACGCTCAAGGGCAATAACCATGTCAGAAAGTTGCACAATGCTGTGACTGCCTCGAAGATGACCGAGGCTGACCTGTGCTCCATCTTCATGTCCCTTGTCATTGGCTGGCCGTTTGAGGTGACTGATAAGAATCATACCAATACCAGTTTCTTCCACAAATGAACGA